AATGGGTTCTAAATTGAAACAGGTTGGTGGTAGTTTAGAAAATTTAGAACCACAACAAATAATGACAGGTAAACCTGCATTTTGATTATAAATAATATATCCAACTATTTTTTGGAATAGACCTTTTATTTATTTTAAATTTTTTAAATGCTATATCATTAAATTGTTCTATTGGAATAGCATTTTCCATATTTCTTGCAATATCAATATATAAATCAAAATTATCATTATCGTCCGATATATTCTTACCAAATTTATCTGTTGTCCATTTTTTTAAAAGTCTATTAATATTTTTATGTTTTTCTAAATATTCCTCTGTAAAAAAATCTTTGATTGTTACTGAGAGTAATGATAAATCAAAACTCCTATTTGGAACATTATTATTTTTGTTATTAACTTTATAAGGATAAGAAACTTGACCTTCAGCATCACCATCTTTTCTAAATACATCACTTACAAAAAAACGTTTTTTATAATAAAAAGTAGCTCTACCAAAATCAATTATTTTTGTAATTTTATTAAAAGTTGGTATTTTAAAATAACACTTATTACAACAAAAATATAAAAATGTTTTATTTGTTTTTTTAAACATTATATTACTCGCATGTAAATCATTATGAACAAAATAATAATATTTCTGTGCTACTGCTAATCCGAAACAAATTTGAAAAAATATACTAAGCAACTCATCACTACCCCAATTATTTAAATCATATTTTTTAATTTGTAAATATTCTGTTAATGTTGTATCTAATTTTTCTAAAAATATTAGTTGCGTTGGATAATTATCTAATTCAATAAAATATTCATTTTCATCATCATCACTATAATCGTCATTAGATAACACAATAGGAATATCATTATAAATTTCATCATCATTAGATTCATTATCACTATTTTGTTCGCTATTAATATCTAATTCTTCTATATCTAATTCTTCTATATCTAATTCTTCTATATCTAATTCATCTATATCTAATTCTTCAACATTTAAATTTTCTATATCTTCAGTTGTATCATTAAAATTATCATGACTTGATAATCCTATATTTTTAAAACTTGTTGTTTTTTTAATAGAATATTTTAAAACACTATCATTGCTAATGACTCTGAACGTTTTATTAATATTATTTAAGAACCAACTCTCATATTTTATCATTTCATATTCATCGCTTATATCATACCTAAATTTATCAGATATACATGATATTGTATCATAAAATAACGGAAATGAAGGACATTTTTTTTTCTCAACAAGTTTACTCGATAATATAGAAAAAAAAGCATCAATATAACAAGAGTTGTTAATATTATTAACCTTATCAATTGTTTTTTTATCATATATAAAAGGTAAATATGGTGTATTTAATTTTGAATAGTTTTCCATTATATATGATAATGGTTCAAGTATTGGGTTTGCTTTAACAAATATTTGCTTTGTATCATATGTATTTTTGTATTTATTTTGAGAATATATAAGAGCTGTATCCTCTGTAATCATTTTATGAATAGAATGCTTTGTTAAAATTTTTTTTCTATGTCTTTCGTTTGAATTGTTTTTAATGTACCCATATAAAGTTAATGGAGGAAAATAATATTGAATATTCCTTATATTTAATATAGATTCAAAATTAGCATTATTATTATTATCTATTTGTTTAAGAGGTTCTATAATCATTAGAAATTAAGATTAGTTCTGTTTTAAGTATATTTATTGCGTAAATAACTTTTATAAAAACTCTTATATGTTATTAAATGAACCTTCAACTTAGAAAGTTTGATATAACACAAATTAAAAGTGATAAAGTATGTGTTTTTATTGGTAAAAGAGAAACAGGAAAAAGTTTTTTAGTTAAGGATTTATTATATTATCATCAAGATATACCAATAGGAACTGTTATATCGGGAACAGAAGGAGCTAATACATTTTATGGTAATATTGTTCCAAGTTTATTTATCCATGAAGCATACTCACCCGAGATAATTCGAAATGCTTTAAAAAGACAAAAAATAGTTGTTAAAACAATGAATAAAGAAGTTAAAGCACATGGTTATTCTAATATAGACCCAAGAGCATTTCTTATTTTAGATGATTGTTTATATGATAGCACTTGGACAAGAGATGCAAATGTTCGTTCATTATTTATGAATGGAAGACATTATAAAATTATGTTTTTAATAACAATGCAATATGCTTTAGGTATTCCACCAAATTTAAGAACAAATATTGATTATGTATTTATTTTAAGAGAAAATTATATAACGAATAGGAAAAAAATATATGAACATTATGCTGGAATGTTTCCAACATTTGAAGTATTTAAACAAGTAATGGACCAATGTACTGAAGATTATGAATGTTTAGTCATTCATAATAATGCTAAAAGTAATAAATTAGAAGACCAAGTATTTTGGTATAAAGCCGATCCTCATCCAGAATTTAAAATTGGAGCACCTGAATTTTGGGAACATCATAGTGAAAATTATAATGACGATAATGAAGATGATGAAAGCTTTAATATTGGTAATTTAAGAAAAAGAGGACCAACAATTAATGTAAAAAAAATGTTTTAATCATCTATAAAATGATGTAACATCTTCATCAAATATTGCAGGCATAGATTTTTTAAAATCATATGTTTCAAATTGTGTATCGTATATAGACTTGGGCAAATATTTATAAATTATTTTATTTTTTCTTTTTTTAACTCTTTGTTCTGTTAAACCAGCAACAAGCATTAAAGAACCTAAAAATAATAATATTAAACTAATAGATTTCATTATATTAAATAATTAAGATTAAATTATTTGATATAATTATTTATTAATTAAATTAACTTAAATTTCCAATACTTTTGTTGTAGATGTTTCCATTTCTATTGGGACACCTTCTTCAGTTTCAACTACTGCAACTTCGGAATTATCTTTATTTCTTGATAACCACGGATCCTCAGCTTGTAAAGCATCTATAGTATCTTCAGTTGAAGCAACTTTATTACTTACTAATGGGTTATTATCTTCTTGGGCAGCTTTATGTTCAGCAACTTCTTTTGCTGCTTGATCTTTACTATCTTGAACACGTTTTCCGAAAACTTCATCCTTATACTCTTGATTTTTCTGATACTCGTGAACAAGGTTATTCAATTCTTTATTAAGATATTCTTGTTCTTCAACATTATCTGGTTCAGGATCCCAAGGTAACCAATAACCAACTTGACCAATAAATACATGAAATGTTCTATCGATTTTTTGTAATCTTGCGGCTTTTACTTTAGCTTCTCTATAAGTCTCATATACACCTCTAACTTTTAAACCACGAACAGACGTTTTGAAGTCTACCATCTCATTAAATTCACTATTAATATTTTCTTCATTTGAATAAATAAAATTTTTATATTCTTCTACAAATTTTTCATGTGTTAAGTCATAATTTTCATCTTTATGTTTAAGATATTTATGAAATGAAAATAATTCCTTATCTTTCAATACTTTATTAGGAGATACAAATGATAATAATACATATTTTTGTCCATTAATTGCTGCATCAACTTCAAGAAAATCTTCTTCCATATTTTCTACACTCATTATATATTCAAATAAATAAATAAATCTTTAAATAATTACGCAAAAAAAATTTTCTATTCATATAGTATAAATGGCTGAATTATCTGGTATAGAATTTGATGTTAAGCTTTTATTAGAGCGTGTATTTAAATATTTTGTAGAAGGAACTATGGTTGCACTTGCAGCATTTGTTATACCTTCAAAAAAAACTAAATTAAACTGGGAAGAAATCGCTATGATATCTTTAACAGCAGCTGCAACTTTTGCTGTTCTTGATATGTATGCAAGCGGACTCGCATCTGGAGCAAGACAAGGTGCAGCTTTCGGTATTGGAGCTAATCTTGTTAAATTCCCTAGAATGTAAGTTATAAACTAGGAACAAACTCCCATTTTAGTTCATGGCATATTTTTTTCCATATTTGATCTTGTTGATGTAATTTTTCTCTACTTTTTAATAAAGGAAAACAACTTATAAATTCGTCTAATGAAAGTAGTTGAACAAATTTATGTAATACATATGAATAAGATAAAAAATTTTTTCTATCTTTAGGACAATGTTTATGGAATGGTATTTGTATCTCCTTAAACATTCTTCTTAATTTTTCTTCATTTTCTCTTGACATAACAGGGGGTGGAATACCATTAAGCTTATTAATAATATGAGGTATATGCTCGTAATATTTATTATATTTTAATTTTTTTAATATATCTCTTACTTTAATTTGTGTAAGATCAGCCATATTAGTTATTCTTTCTTTTTTAATTTCTAACAAAATTTTGTCATATAATTCGTTCGGTATTTGTGTTGATTCTTTCGCTTGAAATTGAGCAAGCCACTCATTGAAATGATTAATCCGTTTATAAGAAAAGAACTGAACCTCTTTAGGTGGTTCTTTATAAGAGGGTTTATCTGAATCAACTATAATTGGTTCTTCATAACCACATTTTTCACATACCATTAAACCTTCAGATAAATACAGTTTTAGTTTATTTTCACAATGTATACATATATTTACATCAATATTATCAAAAGTTTTAATATAAGAATTATCTACATGGCTTAAATATTCATTAAAAATACCCGCAATAGATAATTTTTTCATTCTATCTTTTTTAGATAAAGATTTATTTGTTTTTAAACAATTATTAGAAACTTCTTTTTTAGAAAAAAAATCAACAATGGTTTTATTATTATTGTTTCTTCTAACTAAATTATGTGTATTTTTGTTTATTTTATGTTTTGTATCATAATACTGATATAATAATTCACCAGTATTTAGATAATATTGTTTTTCTTCTTCTTTATTTACAATTGTTTTTATTTCTTTTTCCAATTCATAAATTTTATCCTGAATATTTATAATATCCGTGAATTTTGAAGGATCATTTTCTATATTTTTAACACTATTTTTTAATTTTTCTAATTCTTTTCTTTTTTCTGGTATAGACTCTTCTAATTGTTTAAAATAGTTTATTTGTTCTTTATGTTTTGCATCTAATGTTTTTATATTTTTATGACGACCTCTTTTTTTTTCACGAATTTTAAAAGTACTCATTTAAATAAAAAAAAATTTTTTTTCCTTAAATGACTAAAATAAATTATTATAACCCTATAGTTAAACGCAAAGTAATATGCTTAACACTTTTTAACCCATTTATTAATTTTTAACTTTAATTCATCTATTTTTGATTTAACATCTTCTTTCATATTATGTTCTTCAAGTAATTCTTTAGTAAGAGGAACTCTACTATATGGGTCTTGTTCACAATGAAGTAGTTGTTGTAATATTGTATTTTTGTCTAAAATGATATTAGATGATGGTAATTCAACAGGATCTTCCATCAAAGTCATCATAATAGGGTCCATAAAATCTTCTGGTATTTCTTCTGATATATCATCATCTTCTTCAGCTTCTACTCTACTCTTTATTTTTGTTAATACACTAATATCATAATCTATATTATCTATTAATACTGCAACATTCATAATATTATATGTTTTTGTATTCATATACAAGGAAATTAAACTTTTACACATAGAAATAATACACGATTGGTCATCTTTAATAAAATAAACCATTAATTCCTCATCTTGACACACATTATCAACTATATTACCAACATACGTAAGCATTTTAAGTTTAATATTGTTCTCATTTCCAGAAAATTCCATTTTATTAGTAACTAATTTATCAAATAGGTATTTAATAGTTGTTGTAAATAGATTCGCAATCAAATATTGTTTAAATATTCTCAAATCATTGTAACTTATTAATTTAATATATCTTAAATAACTTATAATAATTAATGAAGAACTGTTCACCAAGAAGCTATAATTTTTACGAGTTTTTTTTAATCTTATAATGTCTTCATTTTTTAGAATATTATTTTCCAATGTTCTTCCAGTTAATAATTGTTCATCTATTTTAATTATACTTTCTACATAAGATAGTATATTACTTATAATTGTCTCTAAGTCGCTAATAGTAATATGAATAAATTTAATAAAATCTGATTTAAATGGGGTGTCTGAATGTTCATCATCTAAATATGTAAAATTCGATAAATATATACCAATATTTGATGAATCTTTTGTATCATTAATATAATTATTAATGAGAAACAACATATTATAACGAACTTGTAACCGATAATAATCCTCTATTTGTTTCTCACCCAATTCATTGTAAAATGAATGAAATGAATTTATACAATTTATATCAATAAATTTAATACGATTATGTGTTATCTTATTATATTTTACCATAAAATCAATAATCTTAATTTTTGTATGGTAATTAAATTTTTTATTATCAATCACTTTTATTAAAATATACATGAGATTTTCATGCACATAGACATCATTTTCTATTGCTTTTGTAAATATACATAATAATGTATCTAATAGGTTATCAGTTAAATATTCAATAGTATCATTATTTACATAAAGTAAATCACTTATCGTTTCTACAACTAAATAATATAATGATTTATTACTTAATAAATCTTCTATATTTTGTAATTGTGTTCTTTTTGTATTTAAAGTTTGTTTAAACTCCTCTATTCTTTCTAAATAAATAATACTTCCAACAACTTGTGATGTATTTTGTGAATTTAATAAATGTTGTCTCATTTTTGTCAAATACTCAATAGATTCTTCTAGATATTCGATTTCATTATTGTATATATCTGTTTTATTCATTAATGAAATAAAACCTAATTGAATAGATTTAATAGCCATTAAGAAATATTCATTATAGTAATTTGTGTTTATTTCTTCTTCATTTCTTGTCTGTCCAAAATCAAGTTTATAATCCTTATTATATATCACTTTTAAATTTAGTTGTGCTGTTCTATCGATTGATTTTCCATCATAATACAATGATACTAATTCAGACATTATTTTTAATATAAATTTATCAGAACAACTATTATCATCTTCTTCTATACCTAGTTTAATCCTATCTTTATTTTGTTCTAAAACACCATATAACCATGTTAAAATATGTTTCTTTAATATTTTTTTCTTTAGAAAATTTTGAAATAATTTTGCATCAAAGAATGACAGGTCTTTTATAATCATTCCTAAAAATGATGATTCATTTTTTTTAGGATTATTATAAAACCAAGAATCTATTTTATGAATATTTGCTAAAAATACTTTATTTTTTCTTAAATTATTTAACAATGTTATTTTTTCTTTAGTTGTTAAATCTCCTTCTATTAAAATAGAACACAATCTATTTAAAAATAAATTTAAATGTATATCTTTAGCATTATTTAAAGTCGCATTTAATATTTCTAACGATAGTTTTTTTTTATCATTATCGACAATAGTTTTCAAGAACTTTTCAAGGTTAGGAATTAACATCAGTGTTAGTGCTAAATAAAAATCTTTCCTAACTTGTAAATTGTTTTTTTCATTTCTAATACATCTAAAACATTGAAATATTTGTTCTAAATTATCTGTCATTTGTTTATTTTATTAAATTATTTTTAAATAAATCAATTTTAACATCCATTTATTGTCGCATGTTTAACAAAATTACTATAACTATTAATATTTACATTTTGTTTTCTAATAAAAATAACCTCTCCTATACCTAATGTTATAAGTATATAATTTTGTAATTTAAAAAAATATTCTATTATTTTCATTATAATAAATAATAAATTATATTTATCGAAATTCTTTAACTATTTATAGAAAAATTAATTGATTATTATATTTTCAAAATATAATGACAACACTTATTAAACATATTTATAAATATTCCAAAATGATACCAACACCATTAAAATTAAATTTAATATATAAATATTCTAACTCTAATTCTCATTCAGATTTGTTAAAACAAGCTAAATTTATGAGGAATGAAATACCTATTAGATTAGCAAGAATGTCAGTTAAATTATATGAATTACCTTATGGATTATCTAATAATAGATATATTAGTGACGTCATTAACTTATATAATAGTTCTTTCGGTCAAATAATGAATTCACCAGTGCCTACAAATTTATATGATTGTAAAATTATCGCTAATACATTATATGATATTAAAGAAAGACATAGCAATGTTCATATAAATGTTAGTAAAGGTGTTCAGGAATGGGTAGGACTTCACACTGATTTAAAAAATAAATTAGATATTAACTATTTTTTAGATAATTTTTATATGTCTAGAATTGGTATTCGAACACTTATAGGACAATATATAAGCTTATTTAATAATGATCTTGGAATTATTCAAAAATGTTGTCCAAGAGATATTATAAAAACGTCTATTGTTCAAAGTAGAAATATTTGTGATATGGAATATGGAATAAGCCCATATATAAATATTAATGGATGTGAAGAATTTACTTTTAATTATATCCCATCACATCTCTATTATATTACGTTTGAATTACTTAAAAATGCTATGAAATCAACAATAGATCATAATATAGATGATATGAAAGATATTAATATTTATATAAGTGAAGGCTCAACTGATTTAATTATAAAAATAAGCGATTTTGGTGGTGGTTTTTCAAGAGATAATTTAGATAATGTGTTTAGTTACTCATATACAACAACTAAAACAAAAATAGAAAACGATATTTTCCCTATACATCATTCATATGACGAAAATAAACCTATTTTATCTGGATTAGGGTATGGTGTGCCTCTTTCAAAATTATATTGTAAATATTTTCATGGCGATTTACAAATAATACCATACGAAGGTATTGGAACCGATGCTCTAATTTTTATTAATAAATTAGGAAACAAAAATGAAAATATTGTTTAAACATTTAACAGTATTTTGTAAAATAAATCACAATTGATAGAATTAATACTATATACCCTATAATTTTACTATAAAAAATATTTTTCTTATAGTGTAATAATTCCAATACTTTTTCTCTAACCATATTTCCTATATATAAATTACTTGTATTTATGTTAGCAACACGCACACCACCTATTGGATTAAATGAATTTTCTTGTGTTGGATCTAATTGACATGAATACAAATAATTAGAATTAGGATCTATTTCATTACAAATATCAACTAATTCTTTATAAGTTAGTTCAATTTTAGAATTGTAATCTGTAAATATTGGAACAAGATATACTTTTGATGTATTAACTAAATTATTTGATTGTATCTCATTACCTTTATACACTTCTATAATAGATTTAATAACATCGTAATTATGAAACTGATTTATATCTCCCATTCTTAAATGACACTCAATTATTTTATCTCCGATTATTTCCATATTTAAACATCCTGTATATTTATTGTCATTATTTAGATGTGTATCAATCCAAGATAATATGAAATTTGGTGGCTTATTATCTAAAGTTTCCCAATAATCAAACATTCCGTCTTTCGCAGGATAACCACGAAAACAAAAATGTGCTTTAACTTCACCATTAACTATTATAAAATCATAACTTAAATGTTTTCCTTCAAAAAAAGGCATCCAAAAATATCCTGGTGATATATGTTTTTTATATTCATCATAATTATTTATTTTTTTACTTCCCCATCCCATTCCAAATAGATTGATAATAGGTTTAATTATGATTGGATAACTTTGTGGAGCTATACCAATTGGATTACATATTATATCTTGTGTTTTACATATATTTATTTTATTGTAAATCCAATTATGTTTTTTAAAATGTTTCCAAGCATCCATATCACTTATAGGAATTATTACATCTTTTGGACATTTTAAAACATCATAAATTAAACTATATTTTGTTATGTATTTTTGTATCATCTATAGTAATACAAAAATACTTTTTAAAAAGTTAAACGAAAAACTACCTATAACAAAGAATGATATACAATTTTGACCATTTGTTTTATGTAATCTATATTTTATAATATTTAAAAATATTATTTACAAGTATTAGTTTTAGGATTATATCCTGGACAACAACCTTCTTTAAAGGCAGCTGGCCAAAATCCTGTAAAATTTGGATTTCCTGGTTGATTTTTTACATTATCACATAAATTTTTGTATAACATTTCTACATTTTTAGGATCTATTGTGGATTGAATTGTTTTTTTATAAAGTTCATTTTCTTGTATATCTTGAATAGTTTGTTTTCCACTTGCTATTTGTGTTGCTAAATATAAAGTCGCAATATTTGCTTCTTGGCTACCACATCTTGCTCTTATTAATTTTTTTAAAGGATCATAACTGACTGATCCTGATAAAGATAGAACATCACTAAATAATTCTGGTGTCACCTCATATTTTATATAACTATACAAAAAATCACGATGAGGTAATGGGACACAATGAGGTACTGATTCATCTCTTAATTCAATTAATTCAAAACATGTATCTTTCAATTGCTCTCTATTCCAAATAGCATACCCACCTTTTTGTTTAGATATATTAGCAGGTGTTCCCCATTTACTTATAGCTGTTTTAAGATATGCTTTCGCATCAGAATGTTCCCATTGTATTTTATTAATACTTGTTATTATTATAAGAAGTATTGGTAATGAAATGAATGCTAAAAACAATGTCTGTTTTGATAGTTTTTTTAACATATATAAATAGATAAATAATTTTTTTTTAAAAATTCCAATTCCATTCTCCTGTTGTTTCTGATCTCCAATATGAATATCCATGATAAAAGAATGCTGAAACACCTAAAATACATATACCACCTAATGCTTTTTCATCAATCTTTTTATTATTTCTACTAAAATATAATAATACTGGTGTAATAATTAGGAGATGAAATAAATATACCAATCTTAATCGTTTAGAATTCTTTTTATCTTCTTTCATTCTAAAATTAAACATATCTTTTAATGACCAATTCCAATTTTTTGTTACTTCAGATTTTAATAAACTATATCCCATAAAAGATAATAATATCCATCCAAATACTCTTACTAAATCATATCCAAACATTTTTGTTTTCTTCCCAAGACAACCATATAATACAAAAATTGGAAATACTAATAAAACATGAAGTAAATATACTTTTCTTAAATAACTTGCATTTCTGTTATCTGAAAATCCTTCACCAGTTGATTTATCAGAAACTCCTTTATCAGATTGACCTTTATCAGATTGACCTTTATCCGATTGTCCATTATGTTCAAAGTGTTCTTTTTGTTTATTAGTTCCACAACTACTAAACTCCTCTATTTGTTTATGAGTTCCACAACCGCTGAATGTTTCTAATTGATTTGGAAAGTTTTCTGTTTTTTTATCACCACCCATTTTATATT